AAGACTAAAGATTCCTCTTGACAACTGCCGATAGATAGGATATACTTGGGGAAACACAGGAGGACTACAATGAGTTATTTAGCAGGTTTGTCTACAAAGCGTTTTGAATACGTTTGGAATATGGTGCTTGATCTTAAGTCTACAAGCAGCACAATAGATAAGCAAAACATTATAGAAGATTACTGCATTGTTGATGATCAGTCATCAGTCGAACGAAAAATATCAGCAGAATTTACCAAAAGCATTTTGCTCTATACTTATCATCCATTGTGGCAATACAATGTTACCAGTGACAATATTAAGAAGAAGAAATCTCTGTGCGGAGAAAGATACGATACGATCTTTGAACTGCTCAACGCACTAAAAAATAGAGATATTACTGGTCACGATGCTATTGGTGCAGTCAATACTTTTATTGACAGTTATCCAGATTATGAAGAACTCATCTTGTGCATCATAGATAAAGACCTAAAGACTAGAGCGGGAGATAAGATAATCAACAAGGCTATAGCAAATCATATTCCAGAGTTTAGTGTAGCCCTTGCAGATAAATATGAGCCTAAACTTGTAGATTGGAAAGACGAATGGTATGTGTCTCGTAAACTTGATGGCGTTAGATGTTTGTGTATTGTTGATAATAACGGCAATCCTACTTTCTACTCCAGAACAGGCAAGGAATTTAATACCCTTGGCGTTGTTGCCGATGGCATTACAAGTCTTGGTTTATCTGGTGTTGTATTTGACGGGGAATTGTGCCTGCTAGATGAAGATGGTAATGAAGATTTTCAAGGCATAATGAAACAACTTAAAAAGAAAGACCATACAATACCTAACCCTTCATATAAAATCTTTGATGTAATGTCTCAGGATGACTTTAACAATAAGAAGGGCAAGACTCCACTATCTAAAAGGTTGAGTCATCTTGAAAGATATATGCAGAATAATGAGTGTCCGTGTTTAACTATCCTAGAACAAGAACACATTCTAGATGATGACCATTTTCAAGAATGGGTACATAAAGCAGACATTAACGGCTGGGAAGGAGTAATGCTTCGTAAGAACGCCCCATATAAAGGAAAGAGGTCGAAAGACCTATTGAAAGTAAAAACGTTTCACGATGCAGAATACGAGGTCTTAGATGTAGAAATGGGGCCGTTTAGATATGTGAAGAATGGTGCAGAATGTGAGGAGGATATGTTGAGTTGTGTATATATTTCTCATAAAGATCACCTTGTCAGAGTTGGTAGTGGATTTACTATAGAAGAAAGACAGGATTTTTACCAAGATAAGAATAAGATATTAGGTAAGGTAATTCAGGTACAATATTTTGAAGAGACTAAGAATCAAGAAGGAGGCATTAGCCTAAGATTTCCAACCTTTAAATATTTATATGGTGATACTAGGACGGTATGACAATATCAATACAAGAATTTTATCAGAAAAACAAAGTTGATCCAGACTTTGATGAAATCAGATATCTTGCCAAAAAGCCAGAAGCAAAAGATTTCTATCAGCCAATTTGTGAACAAGAAGGCATAGATGATAAACATAGATTGTTTTATCACTATATGCTTTATACATATCCCTATGAATCTAAAGATATAATTAGTTTTTATTTACTCAATAAGGTCGATGAAAATTTTGATCATCAATCTTATCTTGAACTTAATCCAAGTGCTGAAAATTTCTACAAAGAATATTGTGATGAGAACAATATAACTGACAGACAAAGACTATATTATCATAGTATTTTTTATGCTAGTAATAAGTATAGCATACAAGGTCTTTTAGGATTAAGCAACCCTGAGCATTTAAATATTGAAACATTAGCAGATTTTGAAAGACTATCTATTGATGAATTTCTTCCTCCACATGAACAATTTGTAGATCAGTATCATCATTATCTAAATTTAGGTAAGAATATAGCAAAAGACAGTAAGATAGTTACTGTTGCCCTAGCAAGAGATTGTGATGAACATTTATCTAACTCTATATCTAGAATACAATCTTTAGACTGTAAAGAATCACAAATTTTTATTTTTGAAAATGACTCCAAAGATACCACTAAGCAAATATTAAAAGAACTATCAGACACACACAAAAATATACACATACAATGCATAAATAATAATCGAGAATATTTAAAAAATCGTTTTAGATCAAGAACCAATGCCCTTGCAGAATATCGTGATATTTGTTTAGGGTGGGTGAGAGATAATTGCTCTGATTATGATTATGTAATCGTATTAGATCTAGATGCTGACCTTGGGTTTTCTGTAGATGGTATCTATAATAGCATAGGCTGGTTCGACAGTTTAAATAACGCTGGAGGTATTGCATCGTACTCTTTGTTTTTAATGCATGGTAGGGATGGCACTACTTTTGCTCACTATGATAGTTTTGCCGTTAGGCTAAACGATTGGAAACCTACATCAGAAGATTGTGATCAGAATAATGCTTGGTTTAAAGAAATACATCCATTAATAGGATCAGAACCTTTTCATCTGTACTCTTGTTTTGGTGGTTTGGCAATCTATAAAACTAAAGCATTTTTAACTGGAAAATACAGTGGCGACCTTGGTAGTGAGCATGTGAAATTTCATAAAGATTTGTACGATAATGGATATAAGATGTATCTTAATCCTAGTAGCAGGTTTTTTTCTGTATACGAGAATTACTTAAATGATAAATAAAAGTTTTGTAATATACGGAGAAAGAGATAGTGGAACTAATTATTTAGAAACACTACTAACTGGTAAATCATATCATTTGCATCATCATGTTGCTGCTTTTGATATTAATCTAATAAATCCATCAGCCATAGAAGCAGAATTTAAAAAATTATTCGGACATAAACATTTTTTTGGATTTCATAGTGATGCAATTAAGAAAGCAGACAATATTATATTTATAGGAATAGTTAGAAATCCTTACGATTGGATTGTTGCTCTAAGTAGAACTTTACATCATGTTCCACCAGAAAATCATGATATAATAAGTTTATTGACTAATGAATGGTATTCTATTGATCACGACAAAAAAAGCAAATTTTACTGTGAAGAAAAATTAAATGATAGAGATTTCGATACTGAATCACGATATAAAAATATTTTTGCTATGAGAACTAAAAAACTCCGTTATTTATACCACACCATGCCAACTCTAGCAAAAAATTATGAGTTTATCAAATATGAAGATTTGTGTAATGACCCTTGGAGTATAGTTACGCGATGGTCTAAGAAATATAATTTACCATTAAATATGCCCATCTTACAACCTATCAAAAAAGAACCATATCATATTGAACCAGAAATTAAAAAGATAATAGACGACAATATTGATTGGGAAGTAGAGAATAAAATAGGGTATTTTAGGAAATGAATAAATCAGATATCGAAATTATTGAAGAATGTGTTTTGAGAATTAGCGAATCAGATGGATTGCCCGCACTTGCTGCTGTAATTCAGCATTCTATGTGGTATCTACAGGAAAATCCTAAAGCAAGTATCGCTGAAGCACTAAAACATGGTAAATATATGACTTTTGAATACGTCTATAATGTGGACGATTCAGATTAAAGAATCCCACTTGACAAGCCGATACTAGTAGTGTAGAATGAAACGTATCACAGGAATCAACTCTTTTGGAGACTACTATGGCTACTTTGGAAAAGACCGAAAAGAAAACTACCTACTGCCGGAATCGTGCTGATGAATTCTTTAAAACATTTCCTACACAAAAGATTCAAGACTATAAGGAGTACTGGGAAAGTGTACGACCACAGAATCACGCTGATATTTTTAGGCGTTATCTCTTTGCTTACTGCTCTGTTCATACCAGTTGGAAGGGGAATTGCTACGGCTACAATGCCATTAAGAACTACGAAGAATGGATCGACAACAAAGAAACTTTGCGAGAAAAACTCGCAGGATCAGGCGTAGGACTTCACAATAATCGTACCAAATATATTTGGGACTTTGCTACTCAGTTTTGGGCTAATCCTAAAGATTTTTATCTAACCACCAAAAAGTATCACGTTAAGAAGCGTGACGAGATCGTGAACAAGATCATGGGCCTTGGTATGGCAAAGGTTAGTTTTGCCCTAGAGATGATTCATCCTAATGAGGCCCGAGTTCTTTGTGGTGACGTTCATCAACTGAGACTTTACAACATGGAACATCTTACATATAATAAAAGCAAGCAAGGTATTGAAAAGTATAAGCGAATGGAGCAGCATTGGAGTGTTAATTGTGGTAAGTTAAAGGTTCCGTCCTATATTGCTCGTTGCGTATACTGGGATGCTTTGCAAGACAAAGAAGATTCTCGTTACTGGTCATATGTACTGGAGGCTTAAATGAGTCAAAACGGAAAGGGCGATAAACCCAGACCTGTGGATCTTAAAAAATACAATGAAAACTATGATAAGATATTTAGAAAGAAGAAGCAGAAGAAATCTAAATGAACGAATTAATAGATGTTCTTTCAGTGTGGTGGATAAAGATTGTGCTTGATCTGACTATTGTTTATTGGTTTTTAAAGGTTGCTTCTAACAAAGAAACGAAACCTGTAAATTATTCTACTGAAGAAAAAATCTCACAAAATTTAATTCCATAAGGGGTATTATATATCA